CCGCCCCGGTATCGCCTTTATCGCCCTTATCGCCTTTCGCGCCTTTTATGTTCACCGTCGTTGGGTTCGCCAGCCCACCGTTGTTCGTCCACGATAGGTCGCCGGTTGCGTTGACGGATGGAAAAAAGTGCGCGCCCGGTATCCCCTGCTCCCCGCGCAGGCCAATCGGCCCCGGTTCGCCCGGTTTCCCATCCTCGCCCTTATCGCCTTTCTCGCCCTTCTCACCCGGTGGCCCCATTCCCCCCTCGCCGCCCACCGCGTCCATAGTGAAGATCGCGCCCCGCCCGTCGTTTAGACAAAAATAGAACACCGCTTCTCCGATTTCCAGCGCTCGCGCCGCCTGCGCCACAATCGGCGGCGTCACGATCCCCTCGCGCGTCATGCTTTTTACGCGGTAGCGGTTCTCCCCCGCCGCTTCCTGCACTACGCCCCGTTCGATCCTCGCGCCGTAATCTTCCATCACGCCACCCCATTAAAAACGCCCTTTCGGGCGTGTGCTCTCGTGTTCATCGTATGCTGTCAATGCATCTGCGCAGCGTCGCCCTCGTCGCCATCTCTATCAGGTCGTGCTCCACTTCTCCCACCATCCACCGGCCCGCCGTCGCCTCCGCGCCCGCCACGTCCATCCTCGCGAGCGCCGCCATCGCCGGGTTGAACTCGCCGTCCAGTTCCAGCGCTTCTTGCGCCCGGTTGTGCGCGTACAGTAGCCCGCGCGCCCAGCGCCCGGCCGTCGCCACGTCGCTCGCCGAATGAAACGGGTACGTATACTCCGCGTCGCCCGCCACCGCAGTATCTTCCGCTTCTATGCGCGCGCCGTCTACGCATAGCGCCTTCCGCCGCAGTTTGCACCCGTCGCGCTTCGAGTGCCGCGCGCCGTCGTCGCCCGCGTTCACCTGAATCACCATCGCGGCGGGCAGCGTTTGCGCGTACTCGTATCCGATCGCGTGCAGTTTCCCGTTACGGCACAGCAGCGTCGCGCATTCCTTCGTCAGCAGCGCTTGTACGAATGCGGCGCACCCCATCTGCTCGCGCACGATGTACTCGTACCGTAGCCCGCCGTCCAGCCCGTGCATCGCCCAGTCCGTTCCGCTCTCCACCGCGCACCCGTCCACGATCTCTTGTAGCGTCATGCCCTCATAAGAACGCCACGCTCGCGCGCGCGCCGCTTCCGGCAGCGCTGATGCGCGAATCATGAACGCGCCCTCCTCCGGCTCCGTCTCCAGCAGATATAGCGCGCCCGTCGAAAACTCGCTCTCCGTCACTTCCACCCGGTCGCCCGCCTTTGCGCCCCAGCGCGCCCATGCTTTCGCGTTTTCAAGCTCGATTTCCAACAGCCCCGCGCGGCTGTCCGCCTCCCGGTACACGCAGCGCGAGAACTCTACCGACCCGGTTATGTCCGTTTTTTCGTAAATCAGTCGCATTTTCCATCCCTTCCCCCGGTGGGCTCGGGAGGCCGTGGCCTCCCATGTTCAACCGCAGCCGGGGGCGTGCACCCCGGCGAGGATGCGACCATGTGTCGCTCCATTGCGCGCCCGTGAAGGGTGCGAGCCTTTCAATCCGCGCAAATCCACAGATTTTCGCGGAAAGCGAAGCGTTATCACCCCGCCACGCATTCGTTCATTTGCTTCTTGACTTTCTTGATCGCAGAAAAAAAATCAGCGAACATGCTGATTCCCATCCCCATATAGTCCGTTACCGGCGTGCTCGAGAGCATCGCCGCCATCGCTACCCGCTCCAGGTACTCTTGTTTCCCGCCCGGATAGCCGCTATGTAAAAAAGCTGAGCCACCTGCCCCGCCGTCACCGCGTCCGCCGCGCCCATCCGCTCTTTTATGTCGGTTGCGTCGATCCCCTTTGTCGCCTTCGCCGCCGCCGCCGCGAACAGCGCGAAACACTGCTTTGCGCTCACTTGGAACATGCCGCGCGTGCCGCGCTCCTCGTCCATCGCCTCCGCGTACTCCCAGCCCGTCAGCTTTTGGAAGTCGTACTCCAGCTCAGCCACGTCCTTGCCGCCCGCGCGAATCGGGTTTACCAGCGTCAGCGTGCCCTTCGCCACTTTCTCCAGCAGCGCTTTCGGGTCGCCCGCGTTTATCTCATCCTGCGCGGTGTCCTCGGTTTCAACGACCTCAATACCAACTTCGGTTTCTTTCATCCTCTTCGTCCTTTCTTGCGCCGTGAGGCGCATCAAACCCGCAGGTTTTCACGATAAATATTGCTCTATCGTGCGGTTCACGCCTTCCTCCGCGTAACACTGGAACTCCACGTTCACAAACCCGTAGTACACCGGCCGCTTGTCCTGTATGTACTGGCTGTCCGAATGCAGCGAGTAGAAGATCGTCTCCTCGTTCACGATCATGTCCGAGTTCGGGATCACCTTCCTGCCCAGCAGCTCTTGCACGCAATCGTCCATCCAGTTAAACAGCGTGAACAGACCTTGTTCTGTTCCCTCCATCAGCAGCGACATGTCCTCCTCGCCCGCCTCCACGCTCTCTATGTAGCCCGGCAGCCGCACACCAGGCTCGTACACTGAAAACAGCATGGATATAGCCAGCGTCTGCCCCAGCTCCTTCGGCCTTCGTATCTCGTCGTACCGGTCAAACCGTAGCGCCTCCATGAATTTGCCCTTGCTCACGCTGGGCATTACCAGGATCGACGGGGCCACGTTCACCGGGTCGTCCTGCTTGCGCCCGGTCGTGTCCGGCCGCATTGGCGTCCACCCGATAAAGCAGCGCGGCTCCACCGTCTGCGCGTTCGCGATTAAAAAGTTGCTCGCGGGCGCTTTCATCAAGCGGCCCGCGCACAGTTCTTGTTCAGCCCACGTTTTCAGGCAGCGCAGCCGCTCCGTCGTTCTCATTCTGCCACCGCCTTTGGCAAGTTGCTTGCCAGCAGGATCGTGTACATCCCCATGTCCTCCTGTACTTGCAGTATCTTCATGAACTTCCCGTCGTAGTTCACCTGCTCGTTGGGCATCGCCCTGCCGGGCATCTCCTTAACCGGCGTGTAGATCAGCGTCTCAACAGAGTTGTTGTCCCAGCTCACGTCCACCACGTTGTTGTTCTTACGCTTGAGCGCCGTATCCTCGTCCACTACGCACTGAAACCGCCGACCGTTCCACGTGTGCCACTCGGCGAAATGCGTGTGGTTCATGTACAGGCGCGTTACGTCCTCATATATCCGTTCCTTGAGCGACACACTGATCACCGACCTCAGTCTGTACTTCCATTTTCATAGCGGGCTTGCGCTTCTCGCGCACGCTGTCCACGCCTGCGACTTTGCGCGTTTCGTCCTTCGCCAGCTTCGCGCCCTGCCCCAGCAGCCGCGCGCCGTAGCTGTCGTTCACCGTTATCACCGCGCCGTTTCTAAGCTTCACTGTCATTTCTTAGCCCTCCGTTTCGCCGCCGGTTTCGGCTGATCGACTATCCCCTCCGACACGTCGATTTCGGGCGGTGCTTCCTCGTCCGCCGCGCCGTACCATTCCGTCATCTCGTCCATCCCCGCCGTGGGGCGCGACGCCCCCGGCGCGCCGTTATCCGCCCCCGGCGCTTCATAACCCGCCCCGGCCATGATCACCGCGCCCTTTTGAAGGTATCGCGCCAGCGCGCCCCGCTCAATCTCCGATTGAATGACCTCGCCCGGCGTATAACTACGCCGGGCGATCGTCAGGTGGTGTACCGCCACATATTCCACCTCTGACTCACTCCTCCATCTTTTCATCCCGTTCGTCCCTCTCCGGGGTTTCAGGGGCCGCGCCCCTATGTCCAAACCGCAGACCCGGCTCCGCCGGGTCGAGGACAGCGACCAAATGTCGCTGCCTTGCGCGGTCGTGAGGCCGCGTTCTTCCAACATCGTAAAAATCCGCAGATTTTTAAGATAAAAGCTTCTCGATGTCGTCGTAGTAGTCCTTCCCGTTAAAGCGCACGATGCCCGCCGTCGAGTCGATGATCGTGATGATCTCTCCGTTCAACTCCTCCTCGTACCGCAGCACCGAATACTTGACCGTGCTGCCGTAGGGGTTGCCCATCTCCACGCTGCCCTTGTCGGTCGATTTGGGCAGGCACTTAACGCGGAACTTGTCCGGCTGGTGCTCCACGTACTCGCGGCCCACATTGTACTTTTGGCGGGCGACGCGCACTTCAAAGAAATGCGTCACCGGCTCGTTGAGGTACTGGCAGTTGATCCCGTTGTTGTGCGATACCCCGAACTCCATCGCGTCCAAATGCGTCCTGTCCGGGATGTCGATGTCGGCCGCCAGCCCCGAAACCTTCTGGATCGAGATCGTCGGGTGCGAGATCGTGGGCAGCGCCACGCTGGTCACGTCCTCGACCACCCGCTCGTTGTCGATGATCCGGTGCCCGGCTATGTTGTAATAAACATTGGTCGGCATTGCTTCTCACTCCTTTCGCTACCCTATGTAGGCCGTCGTGTAACCCTTGTCCGTCCACGATACCACTGCCGTCAGGCTCTTAGCCAGCGGCGTCACCGTCACTTCAAAAGTGAAGCTGTAATCGCCCTGCACCATGTCGCTCTTGGCGATTTCGTCCGCGTTCACGCGCACCGTCGCATAGGTCAGCGCGCCCGTCTTCACCAGCGAATCAAGCCGCGCCTGCTCCTCCGCGCAGATCATTTTGATGTCGTTCATCGTCATCGGCTTGTCCACGTTGCGCGCGCGCCGGTGCTGGAACTCGTTTGAGATGTGGTACAGCATCATGCGGTTCGTCTCGAACAGCCCCACGCCGCCCTCGCTGCCGTGCTCCCAGTCCGCGCTCGAACTGCCCCAAATCGCCCAGCGGCCGCCCACGAACGCCGCCGAAGCAATCCCGTATCGGTTCAGCTTGTCGTTGATCAGTGTGTCGTCGTACACGCGCCCCAGCGCCCCTTCGCCCAAGTACAGGTTCTCGATCACCGGGCATTCGGTGTTGCTCGCCGTCTTGTACGGGAACCCGTCCTGTGCGATCAGCAGCTTTTGGAGGTTCGCCGCCGCCAGTACCGAAATATGGTAGATGTGGCCGTCCTGCCCCTTCGCCATCGGGAAGTACACCGTCTCGTTCTCGTTTTTGTACCCGTTCGTCCGCTTCCACATCTCCGCCGTATCCAGCGTCACAGCGGTCGCCTGGTCCTGTATCGGCAGGTCGCATAGCATGTACGCGTCCCAATGGCCGTTGATGTTCAGGCTCTCCAGCGCCATCACATCGTGTACCGCTTTGACCGACGAGAACCCCGGCGCGAGCAGGAAGCTGGGGAACAGCCCGCTCTCTTGATACACATTCTTGATCGCGTATAGGCCGGTATTCAGGCCCGCACCGTCCGTCGCGCCGATCACGTCCGCGTTTGTCACCTTCGAGGGGTCTACCTCGTCCCATGTGATGTCCAGCGCCGCCACGCCCAGCGCGCCCGGTTTCGCTTCGGTCAGGATCATCGCGCCGCGCGCGCCGTCGTATTGCAGCGTGTAGTCCGCGCCCAGCTCCTTGCCGTCCACTTCCACGCTGTCGATGATCGCCTTGTCCGCGCTCAGGATCACCGCGCGCCCGTTCGCGGGCGTAATTGTCGCCGTGCCGCCTGCGGTCGCCTTGTGCGCCACCGGGTCAAGTACATTGATGAACACCAGCGGGCCCACCCCGCTCTCAAAGTGCGCGTGCATCGCCTCGCACAGCGTGTACGCCGCCCAGTCGTCCGAATAGCCCAACAGCCGCTTCGCCTCCGCCATGTTCGCGCATGTCACCGGCGCGTTCACGCGCGCCGCGCCGCCCGCCGTGGTGTGTACTGGGGCCGTACCCACGTATACGAAGCCGTTCCTGCCCTGCGCCGCCTCGCGGTTGCCCGCAGTATTCACGTTGCCGTATGCCCCGTGCTTGTACTCGCTCATTACGCTTCCCCCTTACATTACGTTCGCGATAACCCACGCATCGATATTGAACGGTATGATCGTCGGGCAGCTGGTCAGCCGGTTCTTCACCGCGTTCCCGTCGATCGATCCGTAGCGCAGCGGCACTTCCGGCTTGATGTAGGTCTTGTGCTGGGCGTTCGGCCCCGTCTCCTCTACCTGCGTCACCGGCCCGTGCGGGCACTTGAGCACGCCCTTGCCGCCCGCGATCACCGTGCCCGGCGGCAGGATCGGCTGTACCGCGCCGTCGTCGTCGGTGTACTTGCCGCTAAAGCTCCACATCGGCACCCCGTCTATGTTCACGCCCAGGTAGCGCACACCCTGCCCTGCGTAGCGGGTCTGAATCTCGCCCATGTCCGCGCGCAGGTAGTCGAACTCCTTCATGTACGAGCTGTTGTTCAAAAGCGCGTTCGCCACGTCCGGCGCTACCACGATGATCTCCACCACGCCCAGCCCGTCGTACACGATGTCGTAGATGCGCTTCATGTCGTCCGATACCGTCGCGCCAGCCTGATCCCACGGAGTCGCCGGGGTGAACACGTTGGTAAACCCGTAATCGGCGTACAGCGTCGTCTGCACGTCGCGCCCCTCGTCGGTGTAGCGGAACACGTCAAGCCGCCCCGTCAGGATCACCTGGCGTGCCATCCACTCGCGCCTGCGCTGGATCGCCTGGCGCATCTCGGTCAGGTCTTTGGCCATCATCTGCTTCGCGCGCTGCTCCGGCGTCATCGATCCGAGGATCGCCTCGCCGAACGCGCGCCTTTGAAGGTCCGGGTTGGTGATGATTCGCTCGGGCGCAATCGTGCAGAACCCGATCTCGCGCGTCTCGTAGCCGCGACGCCCCATCAGCACGCCGCCCGTGCCCGGATGTACCACCGGGGCCATCATCCGCTCGCCCTTGCGGTAGTCGTATATCGCCTTTTCATCCTCCACCGCGCCCATGTCCTGTACAAACGTATCGTACAGGAACGTGTACTCGCGCGGCATCAGGTCAATCGCCGCCAACTGCGCGCGGGTGCTGTAAATATCAAGAGCCATCTTTTATCGTCCTCCTATCTGTTCATTCGTCCGCTATTCAGCGGAGTGGATCGGTTCAAACACCAGCCCCTGCTTGCGCAGGATCAGTTCCGCCTCGCGCGTCAGCGTGTCGGCGTCTTTGAGGATCACCCGTTCGCGCACCAGCCTTGCGGCGCGGAACGCGCGCGCGTTCTCGGCAATTGTCGCCTCCAGGTCGGTGTCCACCCGCTCGTCAATCACCACCAGGCTGTTCTCCTCGGTCACATCGTCTTCCTCCGCTGCCGCGTACTGGCCCGTCGCCGTGCGGTACGCGATCATGCCGCGCGGTACCACGCCCTGCTTCGGCTTGAGGGGAACCGCGATCATATCCGCGTCCTGCGGATCGGCGAGCAGGTACTCCGGCTTGTTTTCCCCGATCTTTCCATACATCTGGCTCATTCTTTTCCCCTCCTAGTACATTGTCGTGTTGGTCTGGTTGCGCGCGGCCTTCGCGTAGTCCGCGATCTCCTGCGCGTTGCGCTTCATCTCGTCCATGCTCTGCTCCTCGATCCCCCCGCCTGCGATCTCCTGCGCGGGCGCGGTCTCCGCCTTGCGGTTGACAAGGAACTGTTCGCCCTTCTCGCGCTGCGCCTTGACCACCATTTTCAGGTAATCCGCCGCGCTCGTGCCGTCCGCCTTCGCCTGCGCCCCCAGTGGCTCCATGCCCTGCGGCGTCAGATCGTCAATCTCCTGCATCCGCGTGCGTTCCGCCTCGCTCCCCGCGTTTGCGATGCTCATGAACAGCTCCGGGTTCTCCTGTCGCAGTTGCTCAATCGTCATATCCTTGATGTCCATTCCGCTTTCCTCCCCCTCGTCCCCATTTATCTCAGCGGGAACATCGGCTGGCCCGGCCTCCGCCCCGTCGCTGCCCTGGATCGTTTCTTCCGCGCTTTCCTGCGGCTCCTCCTCGAGCGCTTCTGGCACGTTTCTGTACATGCCCCGCATCAGCGTCATCGCGTTCGCGCTCGCCGCCGCCCGCGCGCCCTCCATGATCTCGTCGGCGAACCCGTACTCCACCGCTTCCTTCGCGGTAAACCACGTCTCCGCGTCCACCCATTCCTTGATCCGCGCCTCGTCCTGGCCGCTGCGCTTCATGTAGATCGCGCGGTCGTCCGCCTCCATCTTCCGCAGCATATCCACGCTCTGCTGCAAATCGTTCGCGCAGCCCCACGTGATCATCCACGGCGCATGGATCATGTACATCGACCCGTCGCCCATGCACACCGTCGCGCCGGGTACACACGCCAGCATCGTCGCCGCCGACGCGCACAGCCCCTCGATCCGTATTTCAAGGTTGGGTATATTCGCGTTCATCAGCATCGTGCGCATCGCCGCCGCCTGAAAGCAGTCCCCGCCTGGGCTGTTGATGCGAAGCACCAGTTTCTCCGCGCCCTTCGCCTCTTTGATCGCTTTGTCAAAATCCAGCGCCGTCACGTCGCTCTCCGCCCATTTCCACAGGTCGCTCACGATCTCGCCATAGATCATGATTTCCGCTTCGCTACCCGACGCGCTCGCTTTCACCGTTTTGGTCATCAGCCGGAACTGTTCCCTCGCCATTCGTTTCGCCCCCCTCTAACTCTTGAAGCGCCGCCTGCTCCTTTAGGCGCTGCCTTACGTTCGCGTTCCAGTCGTTGCCGTTGTATTCGCTCGCTTCCTGCTCCTGCGTCGTTATGTTCAGCGCGATCCGCTTCTCCGCCGCGTTCACTTCCTTCATCGGATCCACATGCCCGATCGAAGCGCCCATCCACAGGCACCCGCACCAAGCCTGCCTGATCGCCGGGTCGTCAAAGAACCCCGGCGCGTCCAGCCGCCCCACCGCCACCGCCTCCGATAGCCACTGTTCATAAATCGGCTGGCAGAATTTCTCGTTAAACGCGGTTCGGTACACGCGCACCGTCTTCCAGAAGTCAAGGAGCGCGCCGCGCGCCGCCGTGTAGTTGCGGTCGTACCGGTGCGTCAGCACTTCCTTGGGTATCTCCATGCTCGATCCGATCATCACCTGCATCGCTTCCACAAAGTTTTCAAACGCCGCGTTGTTTCGTATCGGGTTCACTTCATGCACTTTTTTACCCGGCGGCAGGCTGTATATCGCGCCCGGAGCCATCTCCAGTTTCAACTCGTCTTCGGTCACTTTCTCCTGGTCGTTCACCGCGTCGTCCAGCCCCATCTTCCCGTCGTCCGTCTCGGTATACAAAAACGTGGTCAACATGCTCGCCACCACATTCGCCGCCAGTTCGCTGGTGATATACCGGTCGAGCTGTTTGATCTGCTCCATCTGCGCCGATACAAACGGGATTCCCCGCCGCTGCTCGGGGCGCTCGTGGGTCATCACGTGCAGCATGTTCGGGTATCCGCTGTCCCGCCCGATCGCCTCTACCGCCGTCCACTTCACCTGCTCCATCGTATCGCCCGACAGTGGGTGCCTGCTTGCGATGTGGTACTTTACCACCGCGCCGTTTCGGTCTATCTCCACCCCGTCCACGATCCGCCCGCCGCCCGGCGCTTCCTTGATCTCGCTCTCGCCCGGCATCCCGTCCGGGGTGCTGATCCTGTCCGCCTCCAATAGCCTTACCGCCGTCTGGTACGGCGTCCTGGGGTTATCGGTCATCGCGAACATCGCGAACACGTCCCCGCTCATCAGCATCGAGCGGAACGCCAGCTGCTGCAGTCCGTAAAAGTTCTGCCGCCGCTCCGCGTCGCACATCACGTTCTCCGCCCATAGCCGAAACTCGCGGATCGCCGCGCGCTCCCACTCGTCGCAGGCCTCGTCGCTTAGCCCCAGCAGCTCCCCGTCGATCTTGGGCTTGGCCTGTATGCCCCAGCCCACCACGTTCGTCGTCAGCGTCGCCGGGCCGCCGCGCGCCAGCCCCCCGCCCGCGTACAGGTCGCGCGCGCGCTGGCGCAGAATCGCGCCGTGCTGGTCAATATCGTCCTCCGCGCTCCCCCCGCCCGCCAGCCACCCGATCATCGAGTTCAGCGTGCGCGAAGCGCCGTGGTTGCCGTATCCGGTAGACATCTGCGGCCCCTTCGCCCCCGTGCCCGCCCCGGCGCGCTTCATCCGGTTCACATAGGCCGCTTCGCCCAGCTTGGGGCTGACCATAAACAGCGCCCGCTCAACCAGTGTCGGCTCATTTTTTTTCATCTTCGTCTCTCCTCAATCCGCGCAAATCCACAGATTTTCGCGGAAAGCGATTACAGATCGCGCGGAACGACTCGTACAACCCGCGTCGTCCTCGTCTGGCCGGACAGCGCCTCCACAATGTTGGCAAACCGCTCAATCATCATCGCCACTTCTCTCAGGTCCAGCGCCGTATACCAGCGCGTGCCCACCCTGTACTCCTTCGCCTGGCCGGACGCCAGCGCCCTTTCGCAGTCCTTCCACAGCCCCAGCATCTCACGCGATTCTTGCAGCGTGTACGCGGTATGTACGCTCATTCGCTTCACTCCTACACTTGAATACCCGGCGATACCACCATCTTCCGCTTCCGCGCCTGCGCCTCATCGCGCGTGGGCGCGGGCCTCTCCCGCGTAATCCCCTGCGCCGTCTGCTCCAGCGTGTCAAAATCCCACCGGAAGTATTTGAACGCGGCCCGCGCATAATTTCGTATATCGAAAGATTCGTTTCTCGCGTACACCATCTCAAAGTAGATCGCCGCCTGGCCGCCGCGCCGCCTGATCGCCATTCGCTCGCTCAGCAGTTGCCGAAAGTGCTCTATGTCGTAGCCCGCCCGGTGGTCGGTCGGAAAGTGCATGTACATCGGCCCCGGCTCCTCCACCGCCGTCGCGTGCAGGATCGCCTCTTTGCCGCTGTCCACCCCGATCATGAACCGCACCGCCGCGCCGGTGTTCTTCATCCGCCACACATACGGCTTCCCCTCGCCGCCCTCGCCCTTGATCGCCCATACCCGCCGGTTCGCGCGCCGCGCGCACTCTTTCGTCACCGCGTCGGTAGAGAGGCCGCCCGAGTCCATAAAGGTCGCCAGCACCCGCATTCCGCGCCCGTCCTTCATCCGCCATTCGCGCATCAGCAGTTCGTCCAGTTCCGCCCACACGCCCGGCGATTCCGGCCGGCCCGGTATCACGCCCCGCGCGATCCCCCAGCTCTCCTCCGCCCGGCTCCAGCCCACCACCTCATACTCCAGCCGGTTACCCTGCGTGTCCACGCCCATCGTCAACAGCGTTACCCCGGTCGGCACTTCCGCGTCGTAGTGCTCCCGCCTCGCGTACAGTTTTTCCGGCTCCCCGTTTCGCTCAAACATCTCCCACGTTTCGCCCAGCACCGTATTGTGAAATACTTTCAGCAGTTCCGGGTCTTTCCCCGCGTTTAGGAACTCCGCCGCGATTTCCTTCCAATCCCGCCACGGACTCATAAACGGGTTCAACCGAAAGCTCCTGATCCCGTCCGCCTCCGCGCCGGGGTTTTGCTTAACCCACTTCCCAGCGCTTCGCCGCACTTGCGCCTCCCCGCTCTCCTTGCGGCACTTGGGGCAGCGCCACCTCGGGTTGGTCACCGCGTACTGGGTTTCGTCCTCCGTTTTCCGCTCTTCCTTGTCGAATTTCACATCGTCAAACCGTATGAAGCTGAACTCACCGCACTGTGGGCACATAGTGTGATACTCCTCCATCGTGCCCCTCCTGTACTCGCGCTCGATATTGCTCTTGCCCTTGATCGTCGGGGTAGACGCCATCACCACGCGCCGGTTCAGCCGAAAAGTCACCGTCCGCGCTTCCGCCAGCTTGATCGGGTCGCCCTCCGCGCCCGCGCTTGCTGGAAACCGGTCAATCTCATCCATAAACTCGTAGCGCACCGGCCGCCCCGCCAGCTCGGTTGGGCTGTTCGCGCCGATGATTTTCAGCGATCCGCCCGCGAATGTTTTCAGCGTAATCGTGTTCCCCGCGTCCCGGCTCTTCGCTTCATACACCTTTCGGGCCAGCGGCTCGCAGTCCCGTATCATCGGGGCGATCCGCCGTTTCGAGAAATCCTCCGCGAACAGGTCGGTCGGCTGTATGTATAGGATCGGGCCTGGGTCTATGTCGATCGCCCTGCCCATCATGTTGTTCAGGATTTCCGTCTTCCCGGTCTGGCTGCACGCCATGATCGCGATTTTCCATATGCCCGGCTGCGTAAACGCGTCCATGATCTCCCGCTGGTATGGCGCGCGCGCCGTCCGCCACGCGCCGTTCTCAGCCGAGTTCTCCCGGCTCAGTATCCGGTTCTCGTCCGCCCATTCGCTCACCGTTTGTATCTTCGGCGGTCTGAACGTTTCAAACGCGAACCGCTTTAGCCCCTCAATCGTCAGGCCCCGCGCCATCTTCCTCGGCCTCGCCATCCTCCTCGCCCTCCCCGGCGTAGTCAATCGCCGGATCGCCCGTGCCGGGCATATCGGCCAGCGCCGTCAGCGCCGCGCGTATCTCGTGATCCAGTTCGCCCGCGATCAGTTCGGCGCTTTTCAGTCCCGCGATCACCGGGGCCACCCGCCCCGGCAGTCCCAGCAGATTGTTCCGCGCCGCCACGATCACGTTCCCCCACAGGATTCTCACCGCCTCCGCGTCCAGCAGCGCGCCGGACATCCGCTGCACTTCCAGTTCGGTCTTTTGCGTCTTCACCTGTTCGTGGATCGTCTTCATCGCTTCCAGGCTCGCGCTCCTGTGCTCCTGCCGGTCGGTGTTGTACTTGACCCACCGCTGTACAAACGCGCCCAATTCGTATCCGCCGTCCGCTCGCTGCACAAACAGTTTTTCGCCATCCGGCAGCGCCTCGTTAATTTGCTGAATCCGCCGAAGCGTCAGCCCCGTCGCCTGCGCCAGCTCCCTCTGCGTCAGCGCCGCGCCCATCCGTCCGCCCCCCTTTAGTGTTTCCGTTTGCCGTCCGCAATCTCGCTCATCATGTTCCTGTATTCTTGCTCCACCCGCTTGAGCAGCATATCGCCTATGCGTTCCTGCACCTTTTCCTCCGCCCGGTTCGTCGGCATCTGCGGCACGCCGATCCCCACCGCCGGGCGAATATCGGTGCG